AGCAATTGGTTCATCGGGAGCTAATACTCTAAGACCATGTGCTTTAAAACCACCAGGTAAATTTGCAAAGGTACCAGCATCAATTAATTGTCTCATTGATGATGTTGCTGTTTTAGTTAAACCACCAATTAAATGTAAATAACCATAACCATAAAAACCTAAACCAGGAATCATGTAGTAATGTGTGAAATACATTTTCTTTTCTTTTTTCATGTCATCAGCATTCCAGTTTCTTCTGATTGCTAAAACTTTTCCTTCATCAGTCATATGAACTACATAAGGAAGTTTTAAACCATCAGCATCTTCAAATCCTGGTAAGTCTAAATTGACATGCATTTCTAAAATTTCTACACGATCTGTATCGCCATAAGGTTTTGTAACACCTAGTATTTCATCAGAAGAAGATTCTGCAGATGTTTCATCTATTTGACTTGTGTTAATATCTATGTCTGCAAAAGTTCCAGCCATTTGAAACTTTTTAATTTCATTCATAGACATCGAATACTTGTGTGTAAATCTTTCAGCATTTTCTAAATCAGATGCATAATAGTCTACATAAAAATCTTGAGCTTTAATATATTCAGTTCTTGGTCTGCCTAGGTTTACATCCCAATATGTTTTTTTAAAAGCAGAACCATATAATGCTACATAAAATAATAAACGATCTAGTTCTGGTCCATACTCTGGCATTTGAATTTGTGTTTGATAATTCATAAAGTGGCGCACGCGGTTAGCTTGTTCCGTTTTTTGTTGAGTCTGTAAACCAACAATACGTGTACGCACAGGTCCTTCTGTGGGAAATAATTCTTTATAAGCTTTTGCTTGAAACTTTACTACTGCTTGTGATAATACAGGGTGCGAAGATGCGCATGCTCCAGGAAAAGGTTCATCACTATCTTCTGCTTTAAAACCTAATAAGTCTACACCTTCTTCAGCTATAGAGTCATACTCATCTCTTGATTGTTTATCTTTTTCAAAAGAATCTTGTAGTTCATTTGCTATAGAACTTAATTCTTTTTCATCAATAAAATTTACAAGGTTAGCATCATGCTGAAAAGTTTCTATAGAATTTTCATCTTCATCAAAGACTCCCATGGCTTTAGCTTCTTCTAGCATACCTTGGTCTTCTAACATAACTTCAGCTCCACCATCAGGTGTAACCATTACTTCATCAGCTGGTTTGACTGGAGATTCGGGCGATGTAAGATCTTCGCCCTCTAATAAATCAAGTTGTTTTTCTACTATCATAAATCAATCCTTAATAATAACGTCTGCGTTTTCTATTATACACTGCTGACTCATCTAAGTCAAGCCATGAATTATCACTGTGCTCTAAATAGCCACCATTACGTACATATAGAACAGCTTGTGTTACGGAGTCTACAATATCATCATGCGGTCCTGCTGGAAACTGTCTGCATTCTTCTATTGTTTCTTTTGCCCAAGGTTTTAACAATGGAGCAAAAATTCTAGAGTTATGGAATAAAGAACTAACCGCATATGCTCTAGCTACTTTGTCTCTATCTGGCTGATACTCTTGTATAGGCAACCCTGCTAGTCTTAAATCCTGGATTAGAGACTGACCTGATGCTTTTTTCTCAATTACTATAGAATCTGGTTTATGTTTCATAAATTTATCTACAGCTTTCTGTCTAAGTGTAGGAAAATCCCAGCGACCTTTCTCCATTCCTAGCAATACCATGTTTGCTAAACTAATTTCATCTTTTTTAAATATACCCCACGTAGTAACCACAGAAAAATCTGCAGTTGTTTTGGTAGAAAACGCAGTATCCCAGGATTGTATAATAAAATCACACTCAGGTGGGTCTTCACTTGCCCAATCTTGCCAATAATCTACTTGAATAATCCCACCAGTTTCAGATGATGGGCTTTGTAAGTACAATGCATCAAATTTAAACGTAGGTGTGTTGTTTTTTGTGCGCACAATGTCCTCTGTTGACCAGCAAAAACCGTTTTCGCGGTCAGGTGCCCCCCAGAAAGACTCACCAAGCTTTGGTTCTGGGTAATCTTTAGTTAAATAACCTTGTTCAATCAAAGAATTTCTAGCTTCTACAAGTTTTTCTGTAGATTCTGCAGTATTTAGTGCAGGAATTCGCACAACATTCCACTTATCTGCTAATGGTGAAGACTCTTGTTGCTTTAAAAGGTAACCTGCTAGGTCATTTTCGTGCCATCTTGTCATTACGAGCACAACTTTTCCACCTGGCATCAATCTTGTACGTAAACCAGAAGCATACCACTCGTTTAATTGTTCTCTTCTTGTCTTTGAAAACGCATCTTGCTCTGATATAGGGTCATCAATGACTGCTAAGTGCGCACCAAAACCTGCGATACCTGATCCAGAACCAGCAGCTAGAAAACTTCCTGCTTGTTTGCCCCCTTCTTCGAGTGCCCAGGAGTTTGCAGCACGGTTATCTTTTTTAATTTTTACTTTTGGAAAGATTGTATTGTATGCTGTGGTATTTATTATATCACGAATAGCTCTACCGAACTTAGTTGCTAGGTCATCTGAGTGAGATACTGCTATCTCTTGCCAGTATGGATTACGACCTAGCGCCCAAGCGGGGAAATATGTTGATGTAATTAGTGACTTAGAAGAACGCGGAGAAACAAAGACCATAAGTCTATCAGTTTCTCCTTGCTCCAACTGCATCAGTTGGTCACAAAGTAAACGATGATGCGGTCCTACATTAAAGCTAGGATTCATTAGCATTACAAATGCTAGTAAATCATCACGTGCTTGTTTAACCGCTAGCCTAGTGGCTGCGTCTCTATCTTCGGATGTATGCAATGCCGCCCCACAAAACTATTTGAGAATAAATATCCACATTAGGTTGTCCTGCGTACGGCTCTAGCTTTGGCGTTAAAATCATTTCTTGTCTCCCGATATAACTTTTAGTTTAGGTGTAGCAATTCTTTTCAAACGTTCTACATCTCTTTGGATATCTTCTTCAGAATTACCAGAAGCAAATGCATTGACTAGTGTTGTTTCGTTTATAGTCTTGTCTGTCCATAGTGCTTTGTGTTTTCCCAATAACTCTAAGCTTCTAATGGCTGCATTGTAATCACCTGTTTGTTCTGTCTGATCTGCAATACGCACTAATCTTCTAAGAATATCATCCGCGTCAAGCTGCAGCCTGCGCATTGAATCCTGTTTAAGTTCTGCGATTCTATCTCTAATACGATCCATCTTCAAAAACTGATAGGACTTCGCGTCAGCTACTTTGTCTGAATAACCCGCACGCTTTGCCGCTGCCTTTGAATTTAAATCTTTAATGTATTCTTGACAGAATAGTTCTTGTCTTCCTGTCAAGGGTTTATTTTTATCCATGTAAAAAAATTATAACATAGAGCCCTTGTATTGACAAGGGTTGTTATGATAGCATTACAGCATCCCTCTCCCCGAGGGTGTCTCCTGTAAGAAGAGGGGGTTATAAATGCCTTCGGGCATACCCCCTCGCATAAAACAAAAGGAGGTAGCGCGCGCTATGAAAGAGTCACACAGGATAATATCTCCTAAAAAGATAAGGCGGCATATAAGCCGCTATCTTAAATCATTATCAAATAATCTTAGTCCTAAGGAATTTGTTGAAATCCTTTCTTCCTATCTTACGGAGGAGAGGGGCACGCGAAATCCTAATAGACCTGACCTACGCATCCACGATTACATACACCAAGCTAGACGCGAAAATAAAAAAGTCTAAATTTTTGCTAAAATTTTTTTAGACGCATATGTATGTATGTGGGCGTTGTGTTTTTTTGGGGTGGGGGTTATATGTCAGCACCACACCCTACTATCCTAATACCTCGCTATACCCTAAGTAATAATTTATTACTACCATATAAGTTCCATATACTAGAACAAACTACGAACATCACACCCAAAAACCATGCGACAATCTGACCATTTGATTTAATTTTTAAATCGTGCTAGACTTGAAACATGGAAAATACATTTTTAAAATCACGATCTCGCTCTTGGCTCAAGAGAAAGATCAAGGCTAGAACTAACGAAATATACAAGGGTCAAAAAGTCGCACCTGTGTATAGAGTGTGGCAAACTGACGCAGGTCAACTTGACAGAGTGACTTCATGGTGGTTTGCGCGACAAATTGGCACAGTAAAAAGATAAATCTATATGATAGCCTCTACTGAGGCTATCACCTAGAGTTATCGCTAGGAAGAAAAATTGATGCGTGTAAATCGTAGGGCACCCCACGCCTAAAATAAGGTGCGACACTATGCCACATTGACAGGATATACCGACAATATATCGAACAAAATTCGATATATAGGTGCGACAATTATTGTCTTGATTTTTCAGATTAACCTGTCATACTTAACCTACTTTAAACAACTAATTTAATAGACTTTTTAAATAGCTATTTTAAATGTAGATCGATCTCATTAGCTATTTATTATGCTATTAAATGGTTGTTGAGGGTGCGACAGTTTGCACATTGACTTTTAAAATCAATCTGTCATACTGATTTTAGATTGTGAGGGAATAAAAATGAAATCAAGAATGGGCATCATTGGACGTGGTTTCCTACCTTTAGGAAAATCACCTATATTCAATGGTCAAAAAGATTGCTACGAAAATGCTGAAAAATCGTATTTTCAAGGCTATGTCTTTAAATCAGAAAAACAAAGGCTTTCTGATGGTGGTCGCGTTGCCTTATTACGTAAGGCTCAACAACACCCAGACTACGAAAAATATATGAAATTAGCATCTAGCAGATAACTGCTAGGTGCGACACAATGCACCTTGATTTTTAAAATCATGGTGTTATACTTAACTTATTAAATCGTGAGGTAAATATGGAAAAATATACACTTGAGTTCAATCAAGATCAGATTGAATACTTATTTGATATCCTTACTGCTGAGGCTCAGTATAGAGAGCCTAGTGAGGATAACTACAACATATCTGACAAAGATTTTTACAATCTATCAGATAAAGTATTTCTAAAAACTTTATCATACAAAAAGTATGCAGAAGGGAATTTTTAATAAAATGGCATTAACTAAAAAACAATTTATAGAATTTGCTGACTTGATAGCAAAACACAATCCTACAAAAGCTATGGTTGATGATATCGTATATATCATGGCAAGTAGTAATAACAGATTTGATAAGCATAGATTTGCTGATCGAATACACTCACAATCTAACAAACGACTAAACAACTTAGATATTAACGACTTACAAATATGGTCTATGGGGGGCTATAAATAACATGGCAAAAACTGTATATTTGGCACAATCTAATTACTTAGATGTGCCTAAGGTCTTTGGCAATGTCAAAGCACTATATGACTTCACTATTGCACACGCAAATAGTGAAACACCGACTTTGGATAGGCAAGGCAAGGCGTATCCAAGCACCTATTCACGCTTTAATACTCAGCTGAAAAAACAAGGATTTACAGTATTATATACTGATAATTCATTATCAGCTGAGAGTTCTGTTAAAGTCGATACAACAACTATTAATGGTGGTTGATATGTTGAAAATCGACTTCAACAAAGTTATAACTGCGACAAAGTGGACAATTTACTTTGTCGTGGTTATCTGTATAATAGTTTTAATAATGAAATGAAAGTGAGGTTATTATGACATTATTAAATTACTTAAGAACTACTAACGCACAAAACCTAAATTATTCTCTATACGATGTATGGAAGTTTTACAGAAATGGTTTTGATACTCAAGACTTTATGCGAGAGTATGACATATCAGATACCGATATGTATTATGGTGTTAAACAAAACTTAAGCAATATTAGACACGCATTGACTAACAACACTACCAATGACTACAACTTATCGCAACATGGTAGCGAACTACCTCGAACTATATATGGTAGCAGATTATACAAAGCATTTCGCAATATGGTTGATATAATTGAAGACGAGTATATTGAATGTAATGATTGTGGTGAGGTAGACTTACGCGATAATGGTATATATGTCGCAGGATATGAAAACTATGTAGGCTCTTGTTGTGCCGATAATTACAGGTGGCATGAAAGCCATGAGGAATACTACCACGAAGAAGATTATCCTTATGATGATGAAGAAGATGATGGATATTACAGAGGTGTATATGGCTACGACTATGATGTGACAGAACAACTCAGTCCTATATATCATGGCAACGAGAAGCGACTAATGGCAACTGAAATCGAGGTCGAAAGGCGAAACGATTGTTCTGAAGATATTGCAGAAGATGTCAGTCGAACTCTGAGAGGATTTGCATTATGCAAACATGACGGATCACTCAACAATGGTTTTGAAATAGTTTCAGCACCAGCAACTATTACAGCACTCAAAGAGGGTTGGAATAAATTCTGTGAAGCCAACTATGCAGATCAGTTATCAGCATGGCATACTTCAACTTGTGGTATGCACATACACGTTGATCGTAAATCATTGACACCACTTGAGATTGGTAAACTATTAGTATTTGTCAATGGTCAAAGAAATTCTAAATTTATGGAAGCTATTGCAGGACGCGATTCTCAGCAATGGTCAGCCAAGAAATACAAAGGTATCAAAGATGCACTACAAAGATCAGATAAGTATGAAGCATTGGCAACGCACAAACCAAAAACTATTGAGTTCAGAATATTCAGAGGTAATATTGCCAAGCAAGGTATCATGCGAAACATTGAATTTGTAGATGCACTATGCAACTTTGTAAGAACTGTTGGTATGGATAAAGATACCGACACAGTAAATAGGTTATCATATACCAACTTCATTGAGTATATGAATACATCTGAGAATAAAGGTTCCTATCCTTACTTATTCTCATGGTTAGTTCGCAAGGGCTACAACAAGGGTAGAACTAAAAACATACAAAACGAAAGTGAGGAAAGCTAATGTGTTTAATTATTAAATCCGACAATGCTAGTGAGTTAAAACAAAACTTACTAACATCAGCATATCACAATAATTCTGATGGATTTGGTGGTATGTTTCTTGCTGATGGCAAGATACAAACATTTAAACATCTGCCTAAAACTGAAGCAGATGTTATATCTCTATGGGATAAATACAAAGATATGAAAATCCCAATGGGATTGCATTTCAGATTCACCACTAATGGTGGCACTAACAGATCAAACTGTCACCCATTTGAAGTGTTGAATATGAAGCAACATAACAGATCGATATGGGTTATGCATAACGGCCCTCAATTACCAACACCAATGATTGATGTAAACAAGTCAGACACACATCAATACGTGAAGTGGGTATTACGACCAATGTTAGCACACAATCCCGAACTGTTATACAATTCGGATTGGAGAGATATGATTGAAGAATCTATTGGCTCTGATAAACTGTTGTTCCTTGATGGGAGCAATGGTAAGTTCACGATCATCAACGAAGATCATGGCGAAACAATGGATAATATGTGGCTATCAAATACATACTCCATACAACGTGGTATGGGTAGCGATTATGATGTCAAGACTGACACCATATCTACACAACCAAAAGCAATCACTTCATACAATCAAGGGTGGTTTCGTGGATACAATGGACTAGACTACACATACGATAATGACAGTCCATATGATGACAACACATATGATTATGGTAAATGGAGTAGCAAAGCAAACGCGAAAAAATCTGTTGATCTATGTGATGACAATACACCATACAATCTATCTGATCTGGTTGGATTATCACAAGCTGATATATCAGAGGTCATATACCACAACCCAACAGGCACAGCTGAAATGCTGGGCGACCTAGTCAC